CCCGCGCACCTGGCAGGAATGCCGTGACTTCGCGGTCTTCATCGGCGGTCCCAATCCGGCGCTGCGCGACAACCAGCCCTACAGCCAGGCGCATTACGATCATGTCTGCAGCCAGTTCGGCGACGCGACCGCGCTCGACAAATACGAAACCATCTTCGTCGACAGTATCACCGTCGCTTCCCGCTTGTGCTTTCAATGGTGCACGGGTCAGCCAGAGGCCGTCAGCGAGAAAACCGGCAAGCCGGATACACGCGGTGCCTATGGCCTTCTTGGCCGTGAAATGATCGGCTGGCTGACGCACCTGCAGCACACGCGCGGTAAAAATGTCTGGTTCGTCGGGATCCTCGATGAAAAGACCGACGACTTCAATCGTCGTGTTTACACGCCGCAGATTGAGGGCAGCAAAACGGGACTTGAGCTGCCTGGCATCGTCGATCAGGTGATCACGATGGCTGAAATCAAAGCCGATGACGGCACGTCCTATCGCGCCTTCGTCTGCCAGGCGCTCAATCCATGGGGTTATCCAGCAGGCGACCGCAGCGGGCGGCTTGCCATGATCGAAGAGCCGCATCTCGGACGGCTCATGGACAAAATCAGACAACCTCTCACCAAGACGGCATCGGAACGGCTGGAGTTTTGCAGGCCACAGCCGACCGATGCCGATACCCCCGCGCAAGCCGTTAAACAAACACAGGAGTAAAAAACATGTACCAGAATCAAGGGATGGATTTCAACGATGCCGGTCAGCAGCAGGCTGGCGAGCTTATTCCGGTGAACACGATCGCCAAGGTCGTGGCTACGTTACGCCCCGGTCGCGCCGGGCAAGGCGGCTGGGTGACCAAAAGCAACAGCACCGACGCCGAATATCTGAATTTCGAATTCACGGTGATCGAAGGCCCGTTCGCCAATCGCAAATTCTGGCAGAATATGACGATTTCCGGCGGCAAGGTCGATGAACGCGGGCAATCGAAGGCGTGGGGCATCACGAAAGCCGCCTTACGCGCCATGCTGGACAGCGCCTTCGGTCTCGATCCCGATGACGACAGTCCCGCCGCGCGCCAGAAACGCATCACGCAGGATTTCGGTTCGTTCAACGGCCTGCAGTTCGTCGCCAAGATTGGCATCGAAAAAGGCAAAGACAACTATCCGGACAAAAACAAGTTGGCTCTCGTGCTGACGCGCAAAAACCAGGAATACGCTGCGGTGATGTTCGCCACTCAAGCCGGTTATGCGCCAACGGCTCCAACGCAACAACAGTCCCCCGCGCAGCAGCCCACCGCTACGCCACAACAGCAACCGACAGGAACACAAGGCGGACCCATGCCCACCTGGGCGCGGTGAAGTTTTTGTCGCGGCGGGCAATGAGGCTCGCCGCTTTGTTTTGACCCGTTTGTTGCCAGTGAGCCATGCTGTTAAGGCCGCGCCAGAAGATTTTTGTCGAAAATTGCGTCGCTGCGCTGAAACAGCGGCGCAACACGCTCGGCGTCGCCCCAACGGGTGCTGGTAAAACCATCATGCTATCGGCAGCGACCGGCGACATCCTGCGCGAAACGGGCGGCAAAGCCGCAATCCTCGCCCACCGCGACGAGCTGACGGCGCAAAACATCATGAAGTTCACGCGGGTCAATCCCGGCATCAGCACGTCCATCTTCGATGCGAACAGCAAATCATGGCGTGGCCGCGCGACCTTCGCCATGGTTCCGACCCTGGCGCGTTCCGATAATTTATCCTGCATGCCGCCGCTCAATCTTCTTGTGATCGACGAGGCTCATCACGCTGCCGCCGACAGCTATCGCCGCATCATCGATAGTGCCAAAGAGAAAAACCCGGAAGTGATGCTCTTTGGGCTGACCGCCACGCCTAATCGCGGCGATAAAAAAGCCCTGCGTCCGGTGTTCGACAATGTGGGCGACCAGATCCGGCTTGCCGAGCTGATCAAATCCGGCCATCTCGTTCCGCCGCGAACCTTCGTGGTCGATGTCGGCGTTCAGGACGAACTGCGTCAGGTGCGCAAAACCGCCATGGATTTCGACATGACGGAAGTGGCGCAGATCATGGATCGTCCCGTCGTCACAAGCGCCGTCGTCAAGCACTGGCAGGAAAAAGCGGGTGATCGCAAGACGGTCGTTTTCTGCTCGACCGTCGCGCATGCGACCAACGTCATGGAGACGTTTCGGCAGTCCGGTATTGAGGCTGTTCTGGTGCATGGCGACATGGCCCATAGCGATCGTCGCCTAACGCTTGTCAGATTCCAGCAAGGCACCGCGCGCGTCATCGTCAATGTCGCCGTGCTGACGGAAGGGTGGGATTACCCGCCGACTTCGTGCGTCGTGTTGCTACGCCCCAGCTCTTTCCGTTCCACCATGATTCAGATGATCGGGCGCGGCCTCCGCACCATCGATCCTAAAGAACACCCCGGAACCATCAAAACCGACTGTGTCGTGCTGGATTTTGGCACATCGACTTTGCTGCATGGCAGCCTTGAACAGGACGTCAATCTCGACGGAAAGCCCCGCGAAGGCGAAGCACCGACAAAAACATGCCCAGAATGCGAAGCCATCGTCCCGCTTTCGGCGCAGGAATGCGCGTTATGTGGACATGAGTTTGCGTCTAGCGTCGAAGCCGCTTCTATCACCGCCGGTGATGCGCCGCTGCCACTCGAAGATTTTGCGCTCACGGAAATCGATCTCCTCAAACGTAGCAGTTTCCGCTGGATCGACCTGTTCGGCGATGACGCGGCTCTGATGGCCTCCGGATTTACGGCGTGGGCTGCGATTTTCTGGCTCAACGGTTATTGGCATGCCGTTGGCGGCCATGAGCGCAACGTCCAGCTTCTCGGCACGGGCGAGCGCGCGGTGATGATGGCCGTGGCCGATGATTTTCTCAATGAGCGCGAGACGAGCGAAAGCGCTCACAAGACCCGTCGGTGGCTCAATGAACCGGCGAGCGACAAGCAACTCGCTCTTCTCGACGAAACGTCGCGGCTCGATTTCAGCATGACGAAGTATCGCGCGTCGTGCCTGCTTAATTTCCGCTTCAACAAAGGGCGTATCCGGCAGTTGGTCGAGAAAGCCGTCGGCACCAGGGAGGTGGCGTGATGCTTTGCGACGAGATCATCGAAACCTACACGCGCGGAGAAGGCTCTTTTTTCTGCCGTATCGAGGGACAGGAGATGGAGCGGCTGCTCGATCAGATCAGGCGCGCGCACAAATTCGTTTTTAACGAATGGTCAACCGGCCTGATACAGGACGTGAAAAACATGAAGCCCTCCGGGATGCTCTCTGTTCTGGACTGTGCCAAGCCCCCCTATGACATCACCTGGCTCGAATTTCCCCAGACCGAAGCCCATCATAACGCGGAACTCCTGGCCATTACCGGAAAACCGCCGACGAAACGGATTGGATTTCTTGTCGAGCGATCGGAAAACGACGATCTGCTCATAACCATGGGCTATTCCTTCAAGAACGCCTTAAGTCCGCCGACCCTGCATCAAGTCCGCGTTTCTTTCAAAAATTGTCGCCCTTCCAGAACGGAAGAACATATCTCCTCCCTGATATCGGAACGGTATTCCAATGAGGGGATGAGCGCGAATTTGACCGAAGAAATGCGCTACATCATCAATCAATCGAACGCGTTTGCCGCTACCCTGACACCGAAGGAAAAGCAATGCGCGCTGGACATCGAACATATGTTTATGCGGAAGGCTCATCCGGCCTTCTGGAAAACGCTCGTCCAGACGCGGATCACCTACGGCGAGAAAAAATTTAACGACTATATGCGGTCTATCGGCAACGACTGGTATGGAGAGGAAGGACTCCCGTTATTCGCATTCGCTTTTCTCTCATGCCGGAATGTTTTCGAAACGGGCGAAGTCGACGTGCCGGAAAAGCTTAATCGCTCAAGACTGAGAAGAGGAAAAGAGCCGTTTTTCTCTTATCACATGGTCGATCTCAAACCGGACATGAAAAGCAAGTTCGATGCCGCGGCAAATACCGGTATCCAGCAGCGCCGTCACTGGGTGCGCGGTCATTTCAAGGAGCGTAAAACCGGCCGTTTTTTCTGGAACCCACATCTGGCCGGCAATCCGGAGCTTGGATTTGTCGCCAAGGATTACCGGGTATGACGAGGCACATTGTTTTCTTTTCTGGCGGTGTCGGCTCCTGGGCGGCTGCAAAACGTGTCGTTGAAAAGTTCGGTGCGGCCGATACGACGCTTCTTTTTACCGACACCTGCATGGAGGATGAGGATCTCTACCGCTTTATCATCGAGGCAGCTTTTAATGTCGGCGCGCCTCTGGTTCGGATTGCGGATGGCAGAACGCCCTGGGATGTGTTTTTCGATAAAAGGTTCCTTGGCAACAGCCGCGTCGATCCCTGCAGTGAAGTCCTGAAACGAAAACTCGCCGATCAATGGCTCACGGATAATTGCGATCCGGCGGACACGGTCTGTTATGTCGGGATCGACTGGACGGAGCAGCACCGCATCGAGCGATTGGCGCCGCGCAAACTGCCATGGATTTACAAGGCGCCGATGTGCGAGCCGCCTTATCTCGACAAAAACGCCATGCTGGCCTGGCTTAAAAAGGAAGGCATCAAACCGCCGCGGCTCTATGACATGGGCTTTGCCCATAATAATTGCGGCGGCTTTTGCATCAAGGCGGGGCAAGGGCATTTCGCCAATCTGCTCCGCACCATGCCGGAGCGTTATGCCTTCCATGAGGATCAGGAACAGCAGCTCCGCCATTTCCTCGGCAAAGACGTTTCCATCCTGAAAGACGGTCTGACGCTGCGGGATCTGCGCGCAAAAATTCAGAGCCAGGGACAGATCGATCTTTTCGAGATCGGCGGTTGCGGCTGCTTCACCGATCAAGAGGAGGCTGCGTGACATGGTGCGCCATTTGCCTTCGCAAAACCCGTGGCTTCGGCTTTTCCCCACATCTCATCGGCTATGTCGCGCGGTCGAACCAAAAGTTCTGCAGCCTGCGCTGCCTCAATTTCTACGAGGCTCTTTTCAGGAAAGGAAACGGCATGGTCGATCCAACTGATTTTGAACGCGTGGCCATTCAATCATGCCTCATGCCGCTCGGTGAATGCGTGGCCGAGATCGGCATGGATAAGCCGCTTTCAGCCTACAGCAAGGAACAGGTACTGACGCTGATCGAGGTCATCGTCACCGCCTATCAGGACGCCATGCGCAAAGGCAGTCCGGAGGTGCCGTTTTGAGCCTGCTCGATTTCAATCATGGTTCGGAACGCGCTGTTGTTGATCCGCGCTCAGTTCCCGTCGGCGACCGCATCAACGATCTGATCAATGCGGCCTTGATCGCCGAGCGCGAAAAACAGCCGCGCCGCGATTATCTGGGCGCATCGATGCTCGGCAACTCCTGCATCCGCCGCGTCCAATATGAATATGCCGGCGCACCGAAAGACCCTGGCGAGGATTTTGACGGAAAAACCCTGCGTATATTCGAGGCCGGTCACCAATTCGAGGCACTTTCCATCAAATGGCTCCGAGCCGCCGGTTTGGATTTACGCACGGAAAAAGCCGATGGCCGACAATTCGGGTTCGCTGTCGCCAGGGGGCGCATCAAAGGCCATATCGACGGCGTGATCGTCGGCGGGCCTTCGTTTCTTGCCTATCCCATGCTGTGGGAACACAAGGCGCTGAACGACAAAAACTGGCAGGATGTCGTCAAGCGGGGGCTTGCGATTTCCAAACCGATCTATGCCGCGCAGATAGCACTTT